ATATCCTCTCGATTAGACCATCTAACAAACATATCATCTTGAGTAGAGGTGTCTCCAACAGTGGTTTCAGTTCCAAATAAAACTAAGTGTCTATCGGGTGTAGATACCAACATGGTACGTGAAGCTGTTGGTGCCCCACTTATAAGAGTTGCTCTTGTTGCAGTAGCATTGCTTAAATTTGAATCCCATTCGAAACAAGGACCATTAACAATTAAAGCAATTACGTTTTGACCAAAACTATCAATAACCCATAAACCTGGATCAAGAACTTTATCAGTGTTGGTTGATGCACTACCCCAGCCAGAATAGTCTGAAGTATTTGTAACGGTTGCTCCATCAGAATGGGCGGCTCTTGTAGTTCCTCGAGCATTTCTAGTAATTCCTGTTAAAGTTGTAGTTCCTGAAACTCCGGTATAAGAAATTTCTTCTGTACCTACTTGAATATAATTAGTACCCGAAGTCGGAAATCCTGTAACAGAATCTAAAACAATACTGGTTCCAGATCCTCCTGTTCCATAAACATTATCTCCTAAAGCTCCGTCTAAAGTATTAGTTTGAGCTCCAGAAACCGTTCCACCAAATTGAGAGATACCCCACCCGTATGCCCCTAATTGTTCAGCAGGACCAACGGGATAATACCATTTAACAGACAGATCTCCATCAGTAGCCGTTGCACTGGCATTAGATCCCATAGTAATAGTAACTGAGGTAGCATCTACTACTTTAGTTATCATAAAAGTTTTATCATCAAAATCAGAAGCCGAATAACCTGAACCTGTTGGAGGAGTAACACTTTCAAATAATAAAATATCTCCTGCTGTCATTCCCGCGGTTGTAGATAAAGTAAGGGTAAGAATAGGAGAGCCACTACTAGAAGCTAAGGCATTAGTTAAGGCTCCGAAGTCAGTTTTAATTGGGTGAATGTCATAAAAAATTCCCCCGGTATAAGCATATAAAACTCTATTAGTACCTATAATAGAAAAATTAATTGAAGTTTTACTGATTACATGATGTTGAGCTCTAGCAACTCCAGTTAGAGTATTATCCCCTAATTGAGACCATCCACCTATTTTTTCTGGAGTATTATATCTAAATCTAACATTTTCTCCACCGGTCCATTGTCCTTCAGCTCCTGTGGGAGTAACTTGTTTGTTGAAACCAGGTAAAAATTCTATTTTTTGTAGCATAAAAATCCTTTTTATAACTATAGCAGATTGTAGGGATAATCAACAGATTTAAAGCAGGGGAAAGTGTGGTGGCATTTTCCCCCACCAGTCTTATTATATAAACTATTTTTTAGGTGGTGTAAAGCCTTTATAAAAGGCCGGAAGTCCTAAGAACGGACGTTTATCAAATTTATTTTTTTTAGCGTTTTTCTTTGTAGCATCGTTGTAATGTAAGAAAACTTGGCCGCAGTCTTTACCAGGGAAAGCTTCACGCCAATGCTCTAAATCACATCCAGAATAAATTAACATATCTCCTTGTGCTAAGTCTATTTTGATACCTGCTTGACCTTTTTTACCTGTTGGATCTAAATAAATAGCCCATGGATCTCCTCCTAAATGTAAAGTAGTAGATACTTCACAGGAGAAGCGGTCGATATGTCTAGTTAAGACATCTCCTGTTTTATAAAGTCTGGCATAGGAATAAGTTTCATTTAACTTATAACCTGTTTCTTTTTCCATCTTTGCTTTTAAAGCTTCCAACAATGTTTCCATTGCTATATCTGAATAAGTAGAATAAGTATTTGGGGCCTGACCGTCATTCCATACTCCCCAATAGTCTGTGAAGGGAGAGATATATTTGGTATTAAATAAAAGCCGGGCCACTTGTCTTTTCTTTAAAAAATAAGAGTAGACAAATGACGCTAGTTCTTTTGAGATAGCTCCTCTTAATACTTTGTATTTATTTTTTTTGAAGGACATTTTTTCCTTTGGTTAATTTATTATTTATTAATGTTTCAACAAAATCTGCATTATGTTTTTTAGGATGCTTACCTAGCGTTGCATGAACATACGCAGCTCGAACTGGATCGATGTCTTTTAGTTTAATAATATTAATTGTCTTATTTTTTTTGAACATTTAATACTCCTTTTGGTATTGCTTGGCAGTTCCAATGTATAAACCTAAATGGTTCATATCCCATATCAACCGCATACATATGAGGCATATAGGATGGAAAGAATATTAGCCTCCCAGGTTTTACTTCATAATTAAATTGATGAGTAGCATAAGTTATTTTAGTTATATCTTTTTGAGGTAAAAGATTCATCATGTTTCCTGATCTTGGGTCTTCAAATATAGGTTTTGATGTTTTTTCACTGGCTTTTAAAAAATAGAATCCTGACATGTGTCCATTCCAATGGGTGTGTAATGTATGATGACCACCACCTTTTTTAGCAAATTCCTGTACCCACATCTCAGTTATGAAGACTTGAAAATTAGTTAAATCAAAGCCCATTTCACCTAATAAATTATGGGCCGTGGCCCCTATATAATTTTGTAAGGGTAAAAAATTAGGATCTCCAATTAAAGAGCCAGAATGAAATACATTTCCCATATCTCCTCTGTCCCCAAACTTTTTATTTCTTTTAGCTATATCTTTTTTTAAATTTTTCTTTGCTGCTTCAATATAAGAGTTAGATGCCTTATTTAAATCATCAACAAATTGAGGATCATCTGCAAACCATACCGGACATTTAAAATAATCTTCCCTATTTAATTGTGTAGGGAATGTCTCAGCACTTCCGCAAGATATTTTATCTAATTCTTTTTGGTTTCTTTTTTTCTTTTTCATAGTTTATCCGCAGTAAAATAGTTAAAATTTACAATATATCTTATAGGTACTTTTTTAGAAGTAATGGCTCTATGTAACACTGGAGCATCAAACACTACTATTTTATTTTCTTCAGCTTTTATAAAATTAATTTTATTATTAATTTTTAACTCAGTTCCTCCATCACAATCATTTAAATATAAAATAGCACTCTTACAGTTAAAATTATAATCTCTATGCCAATCACATTTTTCAAACAATTCACTAATAAACATGTTGGCTCTAACTTGTACTGGCGCAACGGCATTTAATTCATTTAAAATAGGGATAATAATAGGTTCATATGCACCAGCTGTTTCTTTCATGTTATTATAAAAACAATGATTAAAATACATTTTATCGTTTTTATGAGGAGTCATTCCATCTCTTTTTCTCCAAGGAAACTCTGTATCCATAACTAAAAATTTTATTTTATTAAATAATTGACTATCTAAAAAATTTTTAATTATTTTATAGTTCATATTTTTATTTAAAAGGCCATCCTAAACTCCACATGACTAAACTATGTCTGGTTCCTTTTTTAACTGGACACACTCTGTGCCAAACAAATCCAGGAAAAACTACCAGAGATCCTTTAGGTAATATTTCTTTACATTTTATAACTCTTCTTTTTTTATCTGGATCTCCATTTCTAAGATCAAATTCTAGTTCTCCACCTTTATAATCTTTAGGATCAGATAAAGAAACTGTTACAGATAGTTTTCTAATTTTACCCTTAGTGGGGTCTCCTTCTTCCCTTTTATAAGGTTTATCCCAACTATCACAATGCCAATCATAATATTGTCCTTTACTATATTTAGTAAATTGACAATTTTCTGAAAAATCCCATTGAAAATTCCAACCGGCATTAACATTGGCTCGATGAACATACGGGTGAATCTCTTTATAAATCCATTTATCATTTAACCAAACAATATCTGAATCTCTTTTCTTTTTTAAATCTTTAATTTGTTGTGGGTTTAATTTTTTAGAATCTCCGTAACCACCAACAATATCATCACAGATTCGAGAAGGAATTGCTGATTGAAAATACCAATAATGATTCGTTAAGTTCATATGTCTTTATATCCATATTTTATCACAATTTAAAGAAATAGTAAAGAGAATTAAGAAATTGTTAGTGTACCTGAAACAGTAAAAACTGCTACTTTACAACTGCCAACAGTACAAAGAGTATTAGTTCCTGGTGCGACAGCTACTGTTGTTGTACTTGGTACTTTAATGGCCACTAGACCTGATCCACCATTACCACCTGTCCATGTAACGGGTGGCCCTGAACCACCACCTCCACCACCACCGCCACCACCTCTATTTGTAGCTCCAGGTGTTCCATTATTGTTTACAGCTCCACCAGCACCACCTGATCCACACGGACTTCCAGCGCCAGCGGGTTGACCAAGATATCCACCACCACCGGCACCACCAGCAAAAGTAGTAAGAGGAGAAGAAGGTGTACAAGCTAAAAAAACGTTAGGAACGCCTGCACCACCATTTTTTCCTGATGACGCTCCACCAGCTCCACCCCCGGCACCACCAGTATTGTTTAATGGATAACTATTAGAACCTGGGTTTCCTTCTGGAGGACTATAACCTCCAGCATTACCTGTACCAAAAGGATTACATCCACGTCCTGAACCACCTCCAGAACCACCAGGTTGTGCCGTGCCTGGTCCACCTCCACCACCACCAGTTGCTGAAATCATGTTAGTACCTTCTGTGCCTCCTACTCCAAAAATTGAGGGCCCTCCAGCAGTACCGCAACCTCCACCAGTAGGAGCACCAGCTCCACCGCCATCTACAGTAATAGTATAATCAGTTGATCCATATTGAACGAGTGACAATGTAGAACCATTTAATGGAGATGGTCCACATTCGGAAGCTCTATATCCTCCAGCTCCGCCACCACCACCGCAGTGATTACCACCACCTCCACCTCCAGCAAGAACAAAATATTCTGCTGAAACAGTTGTTGAAGGTTTAGGCCATGTAGTAGTGCCACATGCACCTGCAGTCATAGCACAAAATTGTGATTGCATTGACCATACACCACTTGCTTTATTTAATTGTTTTACGATTACGATTCCTTTTCCACCATTACCACCACAGTTACCACTTCCTGATCCACCGCCACCACCACCTGTATTTTCTGTTGCTGCCGCACCTGAAGTACCAGCACCTCCAACTCCGCCACCACCTGATCCAGCTGCTCCACCAGTACTGCTACCTCGGCCACCACCACCTCCAGCAAAAACTGAACATGTGGGACCAACACATCCATAAATAGGACTTACATCTGTTCCGGCTCCACCAGCTCCAC